GCCGCCATGAGCTGACAAGGATTCCTTTACAACTGACCATTCCCGCCAAAGGCGCAGGGCTTTGATGCTCTGCGCCTTTTGTCGTTCCAGGGGCTAACGAGCATTGTTTTCCCGGTTTTCCGTTGTTCTCAGGGCGGCGGCTTGAAGGGGCCTCGGGCAATCCCCCATTGCTCCCCTCATGCCGAAGTTTCTGCGCGCACTTCCCATTGCTTCCCGCCTTCACGGCCGGGTCGCCCCAAGCGCGTTGACCCACTCAACCCCTTGGAGGGTTTCTCCATGACCAACGATCTCATCGCTTTGCTCGACCCGCAGGAACGCGAGTTTCTCGGCCAGCAAACCACCGCAGCAAATCCGACTGATCCGACTGATCCGACCGATCCGACCGATCCGACCGATCCGACCGATCCGACCGATCCGACCGATCCGACTGATCTTCAAGATCCGACCGATCCGACGGAGCAGCCCGATCCGACCGATCTTCAGGACCAAACCCCGGAAGCCGAGCCAGAACAGAAGGCCCAGCCCGAGGAGGAAGACGAAATCGCCGAGAACGATCCGCGCGCCATCGCCAAGATGCTCAAGCGGATCAACAAACTCACGGCCCGCGCTAAGACTGCCGAGGAGACCTCCGCGAAAGCGGTGTCCGATGCGGTGGCGGAACGCGAGGCCCGCATCGCCGAGCTGGAAGCCAAGCTCACCCAAACCACCCCGGCCTCTCCTGCCGAGGCGCCCGTGCCGACGTCTGCGGAAACCCCGCTGGCCCACGTCGAGAACGCCGCGCAACTCCAGGAAGAAATCGCCCGAGCCAAACGCATCCGCGCCTGGGCCATCACGCACTGGGACGGTGTCGACCCGGAAACGGGCGATCCCGTGGAAGTGCCCGACGGCAACGGCGGCACCCGAGTAGCCACGGCGGCGGAGATCCGCAGCCATTTCTCGCGGTGCGACGAGGTGCTCAGCGAACACGCCCCGGCGCGAGCGGAGTTTCTCCGGCAACGCACCGAACAAATCGAGCTGGCGCGCACGGAGTATCCGGCGCTCTTCGACACGAAGAGCGACGAACACCGGCTCTTCCAGCAAGTGCTCCAGGCGTTGCCCGAGATTCGGCGCTTCGCCGATCCCGAGGTGTTCGTGGGCGAATGGCTCGAAGGTCACCGGGCCCGGATGCAGCGCGGCGAAACGCCCAAGCCCACACCCATCAAACAACCCGAGCGCGCACCTGCTGCGCCGGTCACCAAAACGCCCGTGCCCAAAGTCGCCACCGACAAACTGGTGAGGACCAAGGCCCTTGAAGAAGTGTTCCAGAGCGGCGGCAGCGCCGACGCGATCGAGCGGTTCTTCATGGCCACAGCGAGCCGGGCATAACCAGACCCTGTTTCTATGCCTTACACCAACCAAGTCGCCCAAGTCGGCGCACGCGAGGATCTCTCCGACATCCTCGCCGTGGCCGATGCCAAGCAAATGCCTTTCATGTCGAAGCTGCCGAAAGGCGACACTCCGACCAACATCATCTACTCCTTCCAGGTGGACCGCTACGCGGACCCGAAGGCGGGCGGGGTGCCCGACGGCAAAGACGTCGACACCTTCTCCAACGCCGCCGAACGCCGGGCCCGTCTCAGCGCCCGGTGCGAGGTGTACCGTGAAGCGCCCATGGTGGGCTTCATCGCCGAGAACGTGCAGACCGTCGCGGGAGTTCCCGAGCGCGAGTTTGCCCGAGCCAAGCGCAAGAGCATGTACGAGATCAAGCGCAACATGGAGATTGCGATGCTCTCCAACCAGGAGTCCGCCGAGGACAACGGGCAGGACGGCAGCAAACAGCGCGGCTTCCAGAAATGGGTGCAGTCCGCCGTGCAGACCGATCTGCCCATCACCGACGAGGCTTATCGCACCCCGGCGGCGAGCATCTACAGCGGCGCAATGACGGACTTCGACGAGGACGATTTCCGCGCCATTCTCCAGAGCCGTTACGAGAAGACCGGCGTTGCCAAGGAACTCGTGTTGTTCGCGGGCACCCAGGTCAAAAACGCCATCACCGACTTCGGTCGGTATGCGCCGAACAAGGCGAGCAACACCGTGATCCGCCAATTCAACGGCGAGCTCAAGGACCGCGCCTTTGTGACGGCGATCGACCTCTACGAAGGCGACTACGGGGTGGTTGAAATCATCCCCGACCTGTTCGTCGGCGCCACCACGGGGGGCGGCACGCCCAACATGAAACACGCGGCCCTGGTGGACATGGAGTTCATCGAGCTGCGCACCCACACCGCGCCTTACTTCCGGCCCTTGCCCGACGCTGGCGGCGGCCCTCGCGGCGTCATCGACGCCATCGTGTCCCTCTGCGTCACCAGCCCTCTTGCCCACGGTAAAATCGCCGCTTCCTAAGTTATGAGCCAAGTCATCGAACTTCCCATCGAAGAGAAAGTGTCCACCGGGTGCAGTCACCTCATCAAGGTGGACCACACCGACCTGACCGAGACCACCGCAAACACCGCGCAGGCGATCAACATCCCCCTGGCCGCCGGGTATGCCGTGGGCGACTTGGGCCTGTTCAAGCTCAAGACCCCGTTCCGCAACAGCGCGGACGCGGCCCACAACACCACCACGCTGAGCATCGGCGACAACGCATCGGCCACGACCTGGCGGACTGCGGCCGAGCTCAACGCCAACGGGAGCAAAGTGGATTTCGGCGTGTTCACCGCGACGACCGGCAAAGCCTACACGGCGGCCGACACGTTCAAGCTCACGTTCGGGTCCATGTCCGCAAAGAACCTCGCGGCACTCAATGAGGGCGAGGTGCACCTGTTCGTGCAGCTCATCAACCTCAACAAGGCGTCCTAACCGCTTCCGCGACCCAAAGCCGTCCGGGGTGAGATCCACCCCGGGCGGCCCCTCTTTATGATCCAACAGATCGACTGGAACGAGGAGCTTGCCCCGCTTGCGGCGGAGTTTCGCGCTGGCTGGAACGCACGGGCCGCCATGGCCGAGGTGCAACAGGCGCAGATCGCCGCCGCCAACGAACGGCTCCAGCGGGCACACGTCGAGGGGTTGGGTCAATGCACGCTCTCCGTGCATCCGGACATTTATTTCGGGCTCGAAGCGCTGCACGGCAAAGGGTGCTGGGCGGACAAAGATTTCCGCAAACGGTATCTGCGCGACAACCCGCATCTGCGGGTGAAGAGCCAGTCGGCAAAAACCACGCTGCGGGTGAACGGACTCCGAGCATGACGTCGCCGAGTCCCCAACAATGCAAAGCCATGAGCGTGCTCGGGTTCCTCCAGGTGCCCGCGCCCGAAGGCAAATGCGCGTGGGAACTCGAAGGGCACATCATTGAGCTCGAACCCGACGCCGAGCCGAGGCTCCGGCACATCGTGGCCGAACTGCTCAAACGCGAGAAAGCCCTGCGCCGATGAGGACCGTCACGTTCAAGAGTGTGCTGCACGGGGTCGCCAGTTCGCTGGGGCTGGATCCCGCAACCAATTTCACCTCGGCCCAAGCCGAGGGTCTCACCCGGTATATCAACAAACATCTGCGCCGGGCTTGGGAGATTTATCCGTGGCCGGATCTGAGCCGGAGCGAACAACGCTTCTTCCGGGACGCTTACTCGGCCGCGACCACCTACGCGCTCGGCGCAGAGGTGTATGGGAACGGCGGCTATTACCAGAGCCTCCAGGCGGCGAACCTCAACCACGCCCTCACCGAAACCGCCTGGTGGACGCCGCTGACGGATCTTGATCGGTCGATCCCGCTGGAACAAACCGGCAAGACGGTGATGGGCGAGGTGTTCAACGTGTTCACGGGCAACCCCGCCAAGACCGGCCAACCCATCCCGTTCCGGATCGTCGACGACGCCGTGACGATCGATCTCGGGCTGGTTTCCGTGTGGGTGGAATATCGGATCCGCCCCAGTGAGATGAGCGCCACCACGCATTCCACGCTTACCACGTATGCCGCCGGGGATCGTGTGTATCTCGCCGCCACGGGCCAGACATACAGGGCTCTTGCGACCAACACCAACCAGGTGCCGAACGTCGCGCCGACTTTCTGGGCGGTGGAACCTTTCCCGTATGTGCTCGCCCCGCATGTGACGCACGCCGCGTATGCCGACGCCCTGCGCGAGGACGGGCAACACGACAAAGCCCGCATCGAACGCAGCGAGGCCGAGAGCCTGCTCGACGATGAGATGGACAAAGTAAACCAGCAGCAACGTCAAACCGCCCGCGCATTTGCGCGTCTGGCCTGAGCCACCCATTTTATGAAAAGCCTCTGTTACGGTCACACCTCCGAGGGCAAAGCCCTTCCCATCAAACTCGGCGACAACGGGGCCGTGGCCACGTCCAACGTCACCACGCGGTACCGGGAAAGCTTCGAGACGTGGGCCCCGAACACGCCCGACTCGCCCTGGATCCAAGTCCTCGGAAACGGCGACATCGCCCGAGCCGAAGGAAACGCGCTGGCGTGCAGCCACCTGACCATTTCCAAAAGCCCGCTTTTTGCGGGGACCGAGACGGTCATTGAAAACCTGGAACGGTTTGCGATGCCGCTCGAGGTGTCGATCGGCGCGCATATGTCGCAGCGGACGCTCGGGCAGGAGTTCGCGGTGGAGATCGTGTCGCTCGACGCGTTGCCCGCACAACCCGACATTGAAATCTCCAGCATTTCGCAGGCGACCACCACGCTCACCGTTGTCACCACAACTCCGCACGGACTTGTTCCCGGGAAACGCATCGGAATCACGGGCTGCTCAAACCCGCTCGCCAATTATCCCGCGCTTGTTGTCGCCACGATTCCGACGCCCACCAGTTTCACCGCCACGGCTGGCCCCGGCGGGACGATCCCTTCGCAAACAATCGCCAACCCGGCGGGCGCAAAAGGCTTGGTGTATTTCCGCCCCGCGCTGGGATACGCGAAGGACGGAACCAGCCTCATTTTCGAGAACGCCACGGCGACCAACGCCAGCGCCTACATTCGCAGTGACGCAGGCGACTCGCTGCCCAGCGGCACCGCAGCGGGCAACCACTCGGCGACGATCCTCACCACGGCCAGTGTCCAGGCGATCAACACGCCCGGAACCTACGCTTTCCAGCCGACCAACGAATATCGGCTCACCCTCATGGCCGACCGCGTCCAGTGGGCTTCGACTCCGGTAGACTCCACCGCCGCTTTGACCGCGTTCGTGAACCGCACCCAAGTGGTGCCGAACAACTCGAAGCCCTACAAGTTCCGGATCCGAGCGGCCAACAACAAGTCGCTCACGGTCCCGAGCGCGCAGATTGTTTCGGCAGTAAAAAGCGGGACGACCACGGCCACCATTACCACGGCGACCGACCACGGTCTTGTGGCCGGCGACGTTGTGGTCGTTTACGGCATCCGCGATCAGGCGGCAGCGAGCTTCCCGAACCTTGTGACGGCCACGGCGGTTGCCACAGTGCCCACGTCCAACACGTTCACAATCGTGATTGGCACGGCCTCCACCGTGACCAGTTACGGGGGATACGTGGCCAAGGTCCAAGGCGGCAACCTGATGTCGGCGCTCGGCGCGCTGACCATGGCCGTACAATCCGCCACCATTGCATCCGGCGTGCTCACGCTTGTGGGGAGTGTGGCGTGGGCCGGCTTGCTCAACGGCGATTTCGTGGAGCTTGTGGGCGTGCGCGACATAGCCACCGGAGCCAGCCTCGGCATTGACGGCGCATGGAAAGTGCGCGAAGTGGCCACCACCAACCTGTTGCTCGAATCCATCGAGAACGTCCCGGTGCCTTCCACGCTGGCCACCACCAACTGCGGCGGCGGTGTGATCAAGCGCACGGACTACCGCGTTTCGCTTCTGCGCGTGTTCGACTTTGAACGCGAGCGAGTGGAGATGATGACGCGCCCCACGGGAGACATTGCGAACGCCGTGCCCGTCGTGCTCCAAGGCGGCGCTCTGACCAGCGGCACCGTCGCCGCAGCGGGCACCGTGGCGGTGGACGCCGCGATCGGTAACCCCGTCACAGCCGGTCTGCGGGCATCCAACGCGAACATCGCCGCCATGTCGGCCGCTGGTGACAGCGTGGGCTGGATGGGCACGATGATCGGCGCGGGAGTCGTGAAGCCTTACGCATTGGCAGAAGCGACGTTCGACGCATCGCTCGCGCTCACGACCACCACGGCCGCGCCCATCGCGGCGGCTGCGGGCGCTGGGCTCAAACGCCACCTTGTCGCCGGGCAGGTCATCAATACCGGAGCCGCCACGGTGGATCTCATCATTCTCGACGGGGCCACCGAACGGTGGAGGTTGCCTTTGCCGGTCAACGTGCCGCTGGACCTTGAATGGCCCATTCACATCCCGGTCACGGCCGCCACCGCTCTCAACGCCAACCTTTCCGCAGCCGGAACCGTGCGTGCGAACTTCCAAGGCTACACCGCTCCCTAACATTCATTATGAAACTCATCTCCATCGCCATTTCGTATCCCGCCGGAACCGTCACCTGCCAGTGTATGCTCCTGGTCCAAGACAACCCGGTTGTGGTCCCGTTCACCGTGGCCGAGTCGGCGCTTTACGAAGCCGCCGCCGCGCGCGGGGCAGACACATGGGAAAACGAAGACGTGTGCCTCGTGGGTTCGCACATCGTCGGTCAACCCATCAGCCTCTAATGTCCGCCGACCCGGATCTCCTCACGCTCCTCCCGGAAGCGGGCCCCACGGTGCTCTTGGCCGTGGCGGTGCTGGCCCTCTGGAAACGGGACGAGAAACGCGACAAGGAACGCTTGGAGATCGGCACCCGGCGCGATGAACGCATCTCGGCGCTGGAGGCCAAGCAGGATCTGCACGCTTCCCAATACCGGGAGCTGGCCGAGCGCATGGCCGATGTGGTGTCGGAAACCAAACACGTCATGGAGAAGGTGCTCCAAAAGCTGGGATGAACCGGTGGCTGGTGCCGTGGCTCGTGGCTGCGGCCCTCGCAATCCCCGGCGCCCGGGCCGGTCGGCAATGTTACCGCGAGCTCACCGGCACCCATTGGATTTCCAGCAGCGGGATCCGACACAACAAAGAGTGCCGTTATTTCAAAAACTGCCGGGGCCGACTCGGTCCATCCAACGAATGCAAACCATGCAACCTTTGCGGCGGATAACCCGGTTCTCGGGAAGCGCGTTCACCCGGCAACTCGCACGCCGGGAGATCCTCGACCGTGGGCTCTCTCTCAAGTGGTGGAGCGAGTTCCAGCAGGATCTCCCCGTTTACACCGTGGCAGCCGCCGGGTTTGTGATTCCGGCGGGGTTCATGACCGACGGCGCCAGCGTGCCCCGGGCCGTGTGGGCCGTGTTGGCCAGCTCGGACCCCGATATTCTCTACCCGGCGTTTGCGCACGATTACCTGTACGCCGTTTGGGGCAAGATCCCCAACGGGCTCACGCTCACCCGGCAACAATGCGACGAGACCCTGCGCGAGCTGATGCTCGCCATCGGCGCACCCGCGTGGAAAACCGCCCTCGTGTATGCCGCCGTTCGGGCCGGGGGGAAATCCGCTTGGGACCGGGACGACACCAAGAAACTCATTTTCACCTGATAATGAGCAACCCGCGTTCTCTCATCGCCGACATCGCAGCGAAACACATCGGGCTTCGGGAGACCACGCCCAACCGTTTCGAGGGGATCGATCAATTCTGGGCTGCCACCACCTACCCCGACGGCGGCAAAAACCGCGAACCGTGGTGTTCTGCGTTCGCAAGTTACTGCGTCCAGGAGGCCGACCGCCAAAGCGCCGAGATCCGTTTGCGGGTCCCGCCCCGGTTTGCCGCCGTTCGCGACTGGCTCCCGTGGGCGAGGAAGGCCGGGTGCATCGTGTTTCCCAGCAGTTCGACGACCTACACACCAGAGCGCGGTGACATCGTGGTGTTCCTCCCGCGCCTCTCGCACATCGGCGTTGTCTCCGGTATCGCTGGGCGCGGCATCGTGGCAACCATCGAGGGAAACACCAACGCCGCAGGCTCCCGCGAGGGCGACGGCTGTTACGAGAAATTCCGCAGTCTCTCCTTCTGCGGCTCATTCATTCGCATTCCTACGCTCTGAGCAACAATCAGCACACGATCCCCGTCGCATGAACGATTTCCTGACCTCCGCCGATCCCGCAGTGTCCGACATTTTGAAGGAACTCCAGGATTGCCTCACCAACTCCAGCGGGTTGACCAATCAGCAGGAGGCCGACTGGCGGACCCGGATGTGCCTATGGTCCGGGCAGAGCGACGATGGGAGGAAATGGAAGGATCGCCTCGGGGTGGACCCCATGCCGTGGAACGGCGCGAGCGATCAGAGGGTGCGCGCCGTGGACGAGGTGATTAACGAACAGGTCGCCCTCATGCTGGAGGCGTTCTCGCGTTCCATGGTGCAGGTCACTTCCAGCCGGGGCGATAGCATGGGCGCGTCCCAGCTCGTGAACCATATCCTCACATGGCTGTTCAAGGTCCATCTCCGGAGCGACCTGGAACGCGAGCTGGAGCTCTATGCCAATTACCGCCAGCAATACGGCATGGCCGTGATGGGCGTGTGGTGGGAGCAACGCCGCCAACTGGAGAACGAGGAGATCGACCTGGAGAAGACCTATGCGGACGCCCAGGAAGATCCCGAGAAACTCACCAGCCTCGCCCTGCTCGTGGAGAAACTCCAAGACCCGCTGGCCGAGGAGGAAATGCTGGCGTTCATCCGGGGATATTCCGAGAGCATCTCGAAGAAACAGGCCCGGGTGATCCTCAACGAACTGCGCGAGACCGGCCGCAGCCTGGTGCCCCGCGAGACAATGCTTTCCTCGCTCCCGTGCTGGGAGGCGCTCCGCCCGTTTGTGGACGTGTTCTTTCCCGTGGCCACCAAGAGCATGCAGGCGGCCCGCTGGATCGCGAAGATCGAATGGGTGACCGCCACCGAACTGGCCGACCGCGCCACCACGGACGATTACGACGAGGAGTTCATCGACGCCGCGCTCAAAACCAAGGGCAAAGATTGGGAGGGCAACATCCTCCAGACCGCCACCGACTGGACCCGGGCCCGCCGGGGGTCCACCAGCCCGTTCCTTGAGGATGTGGAGGATCTCATCCAAATCTTTCACGTTTACCGCCGGGGCACGGACACCGACACGGGTGTGCCCGCGATTTATTGCACGGTCATCTCGCCGCATGTGCCCAAGCTGGCGGCCAAACATGAGTTGCTCCCCTACAAACACGGCCGGTTCCCGTTCGTGGCCGGGGTGCGCGAATACGTGGGCCGCTCCATGAGCGAAAGCCGGAGCGTGCCGGAGCTGGGGAAATCCCTCCAGGACAGCATCAAAGCCCAGAGCGATGCGCGGACGGACTACACCAGCATCGCCACCATCCCGCCCGTGATCGTCCCTCCCAACCGGGGCAAAACCCGGCTGGAGTTCGGGCCCGGGGTGCAACACACCGAACGCCGCTCGGGGGAACTGCGCTGGATGGCCCCTCCGCCGGGCAACCTCGGGGCGTCGGTGGAGGTGGAACGCAGCAGCCAGGAACGGCTCGACCGGTATTTCGGACGGAACACCCAGACGGTGAACCCGGTGCTCTCGCAGCTTTTGCAAACCCGCTTGGTGAACAAGTTCCTGAGCGAGGTGCAGGAGATGGCGACCCAGACCGTGCAGCTTGCCCAGCAGTATCTGCCGGAAACCACCGTGGAACGCATCACGGGCGGGCAACGGGTGCCGTTCACCGTGAGCCGGGACGAGATCCAAGGGCAGTTCGATATCCGGATCGCGTTCGACGTGGCCAACCTCGACCGGGAATTGCTCAAGCAAAAGCTGGAGTTTCTCCAGGGGGTCATGGGCATGGATCAAACCGGGCAGGTGGACCGGGCCGGGGCGGTCAACTGGGCGATGGGTTCGTTCGATCCGCTGCTTGCGCAGCAGCTCGTGGGCGATCCCCAGGCGGTGGCCGCCAACGAGACCGAGGACGAGCAGAAGAACTTCGCGCTCATCACCAGCGGCGTGGAACCGCCCATGCGGGCCTCGGGCCAGAACTATCAGCTCCGGTTGCAGACCCTCTTGGGCATCGTCCAGCAGAACCCGGAAGCCGCGCAGAGCCTGGAAATGCGGGCGGATCGCAAGGCGCTGTTCGAGAACCGGGTGAAACATCTCCAGTTCATGATCCAGCAGCAGACCAACGCCAACACGGGACGCACCGGGGCGGAGCCGCTCATGGAGCCGACCGCCTGACGAGCCTTCATTTCCCGCTTTTCCGTGGTTTCCGCACCGCAGCTTTGCCAGCGGTGCCGCCCCGCTTTCACTGTCTTTCCCGTGCGTTACGAACGAGCCACACAGAACGATGCCGAGAGCCGCGTGGACGGCGATTCTGTGTTCCTCGGCGTGAACACAAAGCTCCGCAGGGAATTGCTGGAACCGGGCTGGTGCGCGGGGGCGACAAACAAGGTGTTCGCCACGGGCGCAGCCGACACACGGCCCGGGTTCCGGATGCCGGTGAGTCACCGGATCGAAACGGCGGCGCTCCCGGCCAACACGTTCATTCGCGGCTCGGGGGTTTACTCCGACCCGGACGGCGTGGAATACATCGTTCACGCGGCCAGCGACCGGGCGTATTTCACCCGGGAAAACAGCTCGGGGTTCAGCATCGCTTACACGGGACTCTCGACCGCCGACCCCATCGAGGTGGTGCAGGCGTTCAACCAGGTGCTCCTGTTCCGGGGTCCGGGCAAGGTGCCTTGGGTGTGGGATGGCGACATCAACACGACGTTTGTGCAGGCATCTCAGGTGGACCCGGGCGCCGGGCTCAGCCCGATCCCGGGCGCGACGACGGCGGAGCTCATGGCGAACCGGCTTTTCATCCCCTACAGCCGGGACCAAATCGCCGTTTCCGACCTGCTCGACTACACGGCTTACGACGCGGCGCTCAATGATTTCAACGTGAACTCCGGGAGCGACGACGCGATTGTGCGCGTGTTCCCGTTCACGAACAATTCGCTCTTGGTGTTCAAGGACCAGAGCACGCATCTCATTTCCAACATTTACGGCGACCTCTCCGAGGTGCGGCTGGACCAGATCAACGCGGAGATCGGGTGCGCGGCCCGGCGTTCGGTGGCGATGGTGGGCGGGGACGTTTTCTTTCTGGCGTCGGACGGGGTGTATCGGGTGCAACAGATCATCCAGGGCCGGTTGCAAACGGGGGCCACTCCGGTGTCCGACCCCATCACCCCGTTGATCCGGCGGATCAACGAGAACGCCCGGGGCCTGTGCACGGGGGCGGTGTTGGGGCGCTACTACTACCTTGCGGTGCCGCTCGACACGGCGACCCGGCCCAATGCGCTCCTAGTGTACGACACCGTGACGGACGCCTGGCAGGGCATCCACAAAGGGCCCGTGCCGCAGTCGGCCACGGACGCCGGGTTGTTCTTCGATAACCTGCTGATCTCGGATTGGGGCGGGGAGAAACGGCTTTACGGGATGTATCACGGACCGGCCGGGGGGTCGGACAATGCGCAGTCCGGGGCGTTCCTGCTTTACGACGGGGTGACGGATCAATGGAACGGGGTGGAGTATCCCGTGGCGGACCAGATCGAGACCCGGGGTTACACGTTCAAGGATCATCAGCCGAAGGTGTTGCGCCGGATCAGTTTCAACCTGGAGACATGGGCGCCGAGTGTGACGGTGGATCTGCTCACGGACGGTTACAACGAGACGACGAGCACGGGCCCGGCCATCACCAAAAGCCGGACCCGCTACTACACGCACGGGGTGCCCGACTGGAACCCGAGCAACGCCGCGCTCGATCACGCCACGCCGCGCCGGGAGGATTACTCCGTGGATCTGGCCGTGCCGATTCTGCTCGACCCGCCCGGGGTGGATTTCGACGCCCGGCAAACGCTCCTTGAGAAACGGGCGGTGTCGGCCACGGCGCGGTCCGTGTCGATGCGGATCAGCAACACGCAAGGCGTCTGCGCGGTGACGGCCACCACGGTGGAGGCCACCAACCCGCAGCGCACCCTGAAACCACTCGCATGATTCTCACAGTCACACCAGGCATCAATCTTTCGAGCGTCTCCGGGCCTATCAGCAAGGCGCAGCTCAACCAACTGGGGCAGCCCACGGTGGCGCTTTCGCCGGGGAGCGTGGTGGCGTCGGATACGAATTTCAGTTCGCTGCGGATCACGGACGGCGTTTACCCGTATTTGCAGCTCACCAACACGGGCGCGCCGACCGATAAAAAGATAGTGCGCGGCTATGTCGAGCTTGGCGGCAAGGTCGAGTTTTCGCGGCTCAACGACGCGGAGACCGTCGGGACCAACCTCATCGCGTGGGACGTTAACAACAATTGCGGGATCGGAACGGGCTTGCCGCAGGCCAAGCTTCACGTCGGCGGCGGTGTGGTCGCTTCTCCAGCCTTTTCCACCGCTGAGATTTTCCGCGCAGAGTGGAGCAACGGGAACAACTCGACGCTCCGCCTTTTACAGGTGCGGAACTCCACGGGGACAAACTGGGAAACCACCACCACGCGCTTGCAGCAGTTCACCGACGCAACGCCCCAAGGGTTTATCGAGTTCAACCCGGCGGGGCTGAATTACGGCGTGGCGCTGGGCGCAACAAACGGAAGCAACGTCAACGCGCCAATGCTTTTCCTTACAGGATCAGCAGGCGGGAATAACGTGGGAATCGGGACGCCCTCCACCACGCACAAGCTCACCGTGGCTGGGGATGTGCGGCTGTTGAATAACACCAACGCTATTCTGTTCACGGATCAATCAGGAACGACGCCTTACCTACAAGCTCAAGCGGACGGTCAGTTTTGGTTTTATTCTACTACAGCAGCCGGTGCTGCGCGCCCTGTTTGGAACTGCGCGATGCGCAGCGACACTTCTCCGCTCCAGGTCAACGTGCCGCTGAAGATCGGCGCGTCGGGTGTTCCGTTAAAAAGCGTGCTCAAGTCGACCGTCACGCAGACGCCTAACGGGGGGCTGCTGAACCCGGGCGTCCTTTATAACGTGGCATCCACTGTTACCGGGGCGTTGCCCGGGGCGACAATTATCGTTCCACAGAGCGCAAATCGGCCGAACATTCAAATCGCCGCGGATTGCTTCACGGCTGACACGGTGACCGTCTACTACCTCAACGCAGGCACTTCTTCGTACAACATCGGAACGGTGGTCCATGACCTCTTAGTCTTCAACACATGATCAACATCGAATCCCCGCACAGCGTCCTGGTCAACGGCAGCCATTACGGCGCCGTTTGCGACACCATCGCCAACAACCCGCAGCTTGCCTCAGACATCCAGCGGGCGCTGGTCGCCTACGACGAAGCGCTCCGGGCCGAACACGCCGCGCAGATCGCCGCGCTCAAACAAACCCACGCCGACGCGCTCGCCGTGGAGGCCGACAAAGCCGCAGCGCTCAAGGCCGAACAGGCCGGGCTCCAGGCCGAGCTCGACGCGAATCTCGCTTATCAAGCCCAGGTGCTGGAGAAGGCGGCGACGGTCGTGCCCGAGGCGGTGGAGTCCGGCAAGTTCCAGCCCGTGCTGGATCTGCTCGCGTTCGCCGCCAAACCGCTCGCCGATAAACGCCGGGCGGAGGAAGCCGAGAAGATCCGCGCCCTGGAGGCCGAGATCCTCGAACGCCGCGCCAAACTCGGCCTCTAACTTTATGTCGCGCTCCTACACGCTTTCGCCCAAGAAGAAGAAGAAAAGTGCGCCCTCTTACAAAGACAGGCGCAACCAGCAGAGCGCGCAGGATTACGCCAACAACCTGCTCGACTCGTTCCAGCAACGGCAGGAACAAACGCTGAGCTCCGCGATCAAGCAGACGCCCAAGACGATCGCCGCCACGGCCGACGCGATGGAGAAGGCCGATAGAACCTCGCGCACGAACCGGATCGGGTTCCTGGAGGAGTTCGGGCCACGCGCCCGGGCCGCTGCGTTCAAGGCCAACCCGGAGCTGCGCAGTGCGCTGGACCGTTACAACTCGGGCACGACCGACGCCGCCGATGCGCTGGGCGATGCCGCCACGGGCCGCAGTGCGTTGCTCGCTGCGCTGAACGAGGACGCGCTGGCCGCGGGGCCGAGCGCGATCTCCCAAGCGCTCCAGCAAAATGCGCTCGATGAACTCTCCCTCGGCGGCAGGCTCTCGGCGGATGAAGCGCGCAACGTGGATCAGACCAGCCGAGCCGCGTTTGCGGATCGCGGGTTGGTCCGGTCCAACCCGGCCATCGTGGCCGAGGTGATGAACCGCGACGCAGCGCAACGCGCCCGGATGCGGGAACGCCAGGGGTTTGCGGGATCGGTGAATCAGCAGTTGCTCGGGGAACAGGCGCAGAACCGGGACTTTGGGACGAACGTGGAACAGCTCAACCGAGCCGACGCGGCGCAACGGGCCGGGTTCCAAACCCAACGGGCCGGGCTGCTTTCCAACGCGGTGACGATCAACCAGGCGATCGATCCGGCGCAGCAGATTCTGGCCGGGCCGACCAACGCAGGCGGCGCCACGCAGAGCGGGCTCAGTCTGCTCAACATGAGCCAGAGCACGCCGACGATGCTCACGGGGCTGCAAGATCAGGCTTACGGGGCGTTCCTCAACCGGGACGAAAGCCGATACAACGCGGCGCTCAACGCGGCCACGGCGCAGGACGCGGCCCGGCAGCAGGCCGGGGCGGCCCGGTCCGCCGGGCAAAGCGCCATGAAAGGTTCGCTCATCGGGGCCGGTGGCGCAATCGCGGGCGGGCTCATCGTTTTCTAGCCATGCCGCGACTCGACGATTTGATTGAGGCCAGCCGGGCGCAGATCCGCGAGGCGTTGGAACAGTCCACCGCCCCCGTTTTGCTCTGCTCGTTTGGCAAGGACTCGATGGTGCTGCTCCATCTCCTGCGCTCGATGGGGCTGGACCTGCCCGTTGTGTTCCATCGCGACCCGTGGTTTCCCCACAAATACGCGTTCGCGGATCGGATGATCCGGGAATGGAACCTCACCGTTTGGGATTGGCAGCCGGTGGCGGTGAGCCTCTGGCACGGGAAAGGCATCGTGGCGTTCACGAACCATTACCAGATCGGCCAGAAGCCCACGGGTGAACCGGTGACATGCTCGGTGCCGAAGAACATTTTGCCGCCCGTGGAGGGGAAACCTTACCTGTGCGGGTTGGCGGATCTCATGCACCGGCCGACGGGCACGTTCCAATATCCTTGGGACATGGCGTTCATCGGGCACAAGTCCAGCGACCAAGATCAGATCGCGGGGCGGGTGCCGTTGCACACGGACCTTGTCCGGGTGGACCACGGGCCGACCGGGGCGTTCCCGCTCCGGCACTGGACGGACGATGACATCTGGGACTACACGGACCGGTTTGCCGTGCCGGTGCAGACGGATCGGTATTATCTGGATGATCTCGGCTGGGATGAGTTGCCGGACAAGACGGCCAACTCGGATTATTGGACGGCCTGCATGGCGTGTATCGACCGGCGCAACGGGCCGACGGTCCATTGCCCGAAGCTGAACCGGCAGGTGCGCAATGTGTCCGGGACGGTGGCGCATATTGAACTCCGGGCATCGTATTTCGGGGAGGAGGCGCCGACGTGCTCCTCGAATTTCGGGGAGGCCACATGCTCTTAGTGCCCACGTTCATCGCGGCCTCCACGATTCACGGGATCGGGCTCTTTGCCGCCCGCGACATTGCCCGGGGGGAACCGCTCTGGGAGTTCACCCGGGGGATCGATACGCGGTTTGAGTTCGAGGACGTCGGCCGGTTCCCGCTCCATGTGCAACGGCGGATCCGGCATTACTGCTATGTGAACCCGGCCCGGCCCGGCGCCCTGGTGCTGTGCGGGGATGACGCACGGTTCTGGAATTTCGCCGCCGACCCCAACGCGATCGAGGACGCGCCGCCCCGGCACGACCGGGAAAGTGTGCTCGTGGCCGCCCGCCCGATTGCGGCCGGGGAAGAGCTCACTGTGGGGCTGGAGACCGATGCCGACGCGGCCCGAAAACTTTCTCACCGATAACACGCCATGCAATACAACCCTTCTGTCAACGACAACCGCGGGAACATCATCGCCAATTCCGCCGACAACGTCGCCCGCACGACTTTGGCCGGGTACCAATCCATGGCCGACGGGATCTCCCAAGCGGGGCGGTCGGTGGCCGGGGGGATTATGGGGTACGGTCAGGAGCGGGATCGGCTGGAGAAGGAGTCGGCGCTCATCGACGGGAAGACCCGGGCTTACGCGCAGATGGGGGTGCTATCGGATGCGGATTACGCGGCGATGGCCAAGGGGAATCTGGCGAAGAAGAGGGAGATCCTTTCCCAGGCGGATGCGATTTATTTAGATCAGGTGCAACGGCAGAATCAGGGGTTGCAGGAGCGGAAACTGAATGAGGATATCCGGCAGTTTGATGTGAATCATCCGGCGGGGTGGGAGCCAACGGCGAAGATCATGCAAAAGAATGGGGCGACTGTGGTGATGCAGCAGACCAGCCCGTTCCAAGGGTCGGTGCGGGTGCTCGATGAACCGGCGATGCCTGAACCTGTCATTGATCCGACTACGGGGAAACCCATGGCCGGGTGGTTGAAGATGGGGAACCGATTGGTGAACACGAACGCGCCGCAGGGAGGCTTGTGGGGTCAGGCATTTCCCGGCACTACAGGTTCAGGAACGACTGCGCCCGGGTCCGCGACTCCGGCACCCACAGCAAAGGGCAAGCCAACGCACGGGCAGGTGCAATACCAAGGCGGTCACCGTTACGTTTACAACGCGAACACCGGCACCTGGGAGTAAACCATGTCAAAGCCTCCCTACGATCCGAGTCGGCCGTTTGACGAGAAACCGCCGTTCGATCCAAGCCTGCCTACATCGGACAAGCCGCCGTTTGATCCCAGCCAACCGACGACGTTCGGCGGTGGCCAGGCACGGGTGACGGTTTACAACAACCACGAAGATCAATACGGCTCGGAGTCCGCCCGGAAGAACCCGCTCACCGGCAAGCGGCAGTCGCAGGAAGGCGTGACGATCGCGGTCGATCCCAAGGTCATTCCCTACGGGAGCCGGGTGAAGATCCCGGCGCTGGCCGAGATGAGCGCGAACAAGGACGGGGTGTTCATCGCCCATGACACGGGCGGCGCGGTGAAGAGCCGCAAGGCGTCCGGCGGGAAGGAGCCGGTGATCGATGTGTATGTGGCCGGGCAGAACCGCCCAGAGGCGAATGCCCGCATGGCGGCGCTGGATTCCGCGATCGCGCAGATGAGCAACGGCTCAGGAAATTTGGACTTTGAGTTGCTCGACCCGGCGCCCGCTCAGAAACTCGACGGGGACACGGGCACGGGCCGGATCCGATCGGGCCTCTCGACTTTCGCGCAGACGGCCGAGGCCGGGCTGGGCAAGGCGGTGGAAGGGCTCGGGACGCTGGGCGCTCAGGTGGTGTCGGCTGTGCAAGGCACGGGCACGCCGCAGGAGGCGGCGGCGGAGGAGCGCAGTTTGCGCCAGATCATCGCCAAGGCGAAGGCCGCGCCGGACTTTCCCCAGAAAGACGCCCGGCTCGCTGAACTGGAGCAACGGCTGGCCACGCTCGGTTCTTCCAAAGACATTCTCCAGGTGCCGGATGCGATCCGGTCCGCAGGCCGTGCGGTGGTGGCCGATGCGGAGGATCGGTTCACGCCCAACCCGGCTTATGCAGGGGAGTTTTTCGCGGAGACGGTGCCGCAAGTGGCCGGGAGCGCGGTGCAGTCGGTCGCGCCGTTCCTTGTGCCCGGGGTGGGCCCCGCGCTCGGGACTGCGCAGATGTTCGCGCAGACTTACCAAGACACTTACGAGAAGAACCGAGCCAAAGGTGTGGATGAGGAGGAGGCGATCCGGAGAGGGTTGCTCAACGGGATTGTGTCCGGTGGCCTGGAGCCGATCGGCGGCGGGATTGTGGCGGGTGCGATGAAGAAGCTCGCCGCTGGAAAGGCCGCGCAAGGGGTGGGCCGGGCGATCGTGCAAGGCTCGGCTGGCGAAGGGGTGACGGGTTCGTTGCAGGAGACGGCTTCGCAGGTGATCAACCGGGAGCAGCTCGACCCGGCGCAGATCGCGAAGGCCGGGGCCCTGGAGTTTCTCGGCGGTTTGATGATGACGGGCGGGGCCGCCGGTGTGGGCAGGGTGGCGCAACGGTTTGCCACGCCGCAGCCAGGCGACCAAGCCGCCGCGCCCGCGACCGCAAACCTCGCTTCGCTTTCGGTGGGTGCCACGGAGCTCACGCCCGAGGAAGCCGCGCTCTTTGCCGCGGCACCCGCAGCGCAGGCGGCGCCCGCAGCGCAGGCCGCCCCGGTGGCGGCGCCTGCTCCGGTGGCAACGCCCGCTCCGGTGGCAACGCCCGCCCCGGTGGCAACGCCCGCCCCGGTGGCAACGCCCGCCCCGGTGGCAACGCCCGCTCCGGTGGCAACGCCCCCCCCGGTGGCGGCGGTTGATCAAGATCCGACCGATCGGTCAGATCCGACCGATCCGACCGATCTTTCCAGCGCCCCGGCACCCGCGCCGCAACCCGCACCCCCGCCCCCACCGCGCAAACCCACCCAAGCCGAGCTGGCCGAGGCCGCCTACCGTGCCGAGCTCCAAGCCGAGCTCGACGCCGTCAACGAAGAGCACACCGTCGGCCTCGCCGACGCCCTGCGCCGCATCGGCGGTCTCCCCTCCAAGAAAAGCCGCCACTTCGGCGAATGGTCCGGCGAACTCGCCATGCTCATCGAGGAACGCCAAGGCGCACGCAAACGCTTCGGCAACAAACGCCTCTTCGAGAACCTCTTCGACGACGAAGCCCGTTCCATGGACACTGTCGCCGAGGGCCTGCGCGAAGAAGGCTTCGACGTGGCCGGGGCCGACGACGTGTTCCGCCTAGTGGATCAGTGGATGCGGACCAACAAAGAACCCCGAGCAGCCCTCACCAACATCGGCGCCGAGGAATCCATGGCCGGGATGCCCTTCTCCAAACAGACCGGCACGGCCGACACCCCGGCGCTCCCGCCCGGCGTGCTCACCCAAGCCAAGGCCGCAGTCAAAACCCTCTTTTCCCGGGCGGGCATGAACCCCTCGACCGTCTGGCACGCCAGCCCCGACGCCATTCCCGCCGGGGTGGGCGGCGACCTGGTCCGCGCCGAAGCCGCCGCCGGTCGCGCCGTGGAAGGCTTCTTCCTCGGTGGCCGCGTGCATCTCGTGGCGTCCGGCATCGCCCAGGGTGCCGCCCAGTTTGGCATCCCGTTTGAAACCCGGGCCCAACAGGTGGCGCTTCACGAAACCGTGGGCCACGCCGGACTCGGGGCCGTGCTCGCCGCCAAAAGCCGCCGCGTTTTCAACTCGATCGTGGATGGCGTTTACACCCGGATCCCCAAAGCCGAGCTTTCCCAGATCGCCCGCGACTACCAAGCCAACCTTGCCACCCCGCAAGGCCGTGCCGACGTGGTCACCGAATATCTCGCACGCCAAACCGAGCAAGACACCCCGCGACAAGGGGTAGTCGCCCGCGCCATTGCCAAGATCCGCGAGCTCCTGCGCGAGGTGTTCCCCAAGCTCCGCATGACGGACGGCGACATTGTCGCGTTGCTCAACGCCGCCCGCCGCCGGGTCGCCCAACGTTCGCAGCCTGCCGGCACCGCCGAGCCGATCCGGTTTTCAAAGGTGCCCACCCAGGAGCAGGCCGAAGCCGCCGCCGCGTCCCCGGAGAAACGCCGGGGCCATGTGGAGACGGTGCGCCGCATGCTGGATGTGACGCCATCCGTCTCCGACAACGTGGAGAGTTTCTACCGGGCAACCACCGCCCCGGAAGTCAACGCCAAGGCCAACAAGACGATCGACACCGTCGGTGTGGACGAGGCCAGGGATCAGTTCATGGACAGCAAAAAGGACGACGTGGACACGCTCGCGTTGGGGCATCACGTCGCGCTCCGGCTCCAAGCCATGGACCGCCACGCCGAAGCCACCCAGGTGCGGATCAAGATGGCGGAAAGCCTGACGTCCCCCGGCCGTATGCTGTGGTATATCTCCACCATCGCCAAGACCAGCCCGGAGGGCATCCGCCGATACGCGGAGAAGCTGACGGCAAAAGGCGCTGCCGACATGGGCCCGGAACTCAAGGCCGCTTACGAGAACATCGCCGCGCTCCAGGCCGAGCTGGCCAAGGTCAAGCGCAAGCTCGGCGCGGAGACGGTGCTGGAAATTCAAGACTACCTCCGATCCCTCAAGCTCACCCCGGAACGGCTCACCGAACTGAACACCAAACTTCGCGACGCGCTGGTGCTCAGCCCGGAGAACCCCGGGACCGCCCGGAACAAGATCGTGGGCATGCTGGTCAACTTCGGGATGGAGAACAAGCAGGCCACCAAGCTGGCCGAACAGGCGATCCGGCAGTTCACCGCCAAGGCCAAGAAAGTGCGCGAGAGCCTCATCAAGAAGATGTTGGCCGGGGTCAAAGCCCGCAAGGAACGGGTGCCCAAGAGCGTGCTGGAGAAGCTGATGCTCCTCAACAACGAGGGCAAGCTCACCGATGAGACCCTGCACGCGCAGATCGCCAAGGCGCTGGGCGTGCCGGTGTTCACGAAGGAAGCGGCGGACAAAGTCGCCAAGCTCCAGAAAGATTACGAGTCCGCGCCCGAGGGCACGATGAAGATGGTCAAGGGCGCGCAGATGCTCGAAGCCGTGCACGAGCTGGTGCCGAGTGAGTTGGCGAGCAAAGTCCGGGCGATCCAGAACATCGCGATGTTGTTCTCGGGCAAGACGTTCCTGCGCAACCCGATCGGCAACCTCGGGATGTTCCTGCTCAACTCCACGGCCGATGCCGTGGGCGCAGTGATCGTGGACCCGGCGACAAGAATCTTTACGGGCCGCCGCTCCACCACCTCCCCGCAGTTGCTTGCCAGGATTCGCGGACTCGGGGAACCCATCCGGGTAGGCAAAGCCGGGTGGCAATGGGCCGCAGACCAAGGGTTGCCCGTGCGACAACGGTTGTCCGAGGCGCTCCGCACGGTGATCGATACCAGCCGGATGCTCAGTTCCCAGGTGACCGATCCAAAGCAACTCACCCAGCAGTTCCGGCACACGTTTTCCTCCCGGTTCGGCCGGATGCTGGAGGACGGGCTGGCGATTGGACTGGGCCCCGCCGACTTGGCTTTCTGGGGGAGCGCCTACCAGGCCAGCATCGCCCGGAGCATGGCGGCGGCGAAGGCCAACGGTCAGCCGCAAATCGCACCCACGGAGGCGATGGTGGAACAGGCCCTCTGGGACGCGCAACGCGCCATCTTCCAGAATGAAAACATGGTCAGCTTCACCTTCAAAAAGTTGGAGAAGCTGCTCAATCTCCCGCGGGTGGATGCCGACGGAAATTTGAAGTTGGATCGTAAATACGGATTTGGAACCGCAACGATTGCGTTCTCTCAAGTGCCAGGATCGATCCTGATGCAGGGGCTTGAGGCGTCCCCGTTAGGCGTGGTCAATGCCGTGAGAAAGATGCACGATCTCTACAATGTTCTCCACAGCGACAAGGCCGGGCCTGACGCAAAGATGATTTCGCAACGCCGGTTTGTGGAGGCCGCTTCAAAGGTTTTCGTGGGCACGGGGACATTCATTCTGGGAGCAATGCTCTTGAAGCTCGGGATTATTTCCGGCGCGCCCGATGAGGACAAAGACGTGGAAGCGATGCGCCGAAACATGGGCATCGGCGGGTATTCGTTCAACTTTTCAGAGTTTAAACGCCGCATGTTGTCGGGAGATTTTACCACCCCGGCGAAGCTCCACGAAGCGTATCAAGACGGGGATGTCATGTTCACTTACGATTGGTTCCAGCCGGCCGCGTTGTCGGTCATGTTTGGGGCGGAGTGGGCGAAAAAGGAGGAGAAAATCGCAGGGATAAAAGCCAAGGGAGAAAGCGTGGTTCTGGCTTACGCCAAGACCATTTCCGACTCCGTGACTCGCCAACCCATGATGTCTGGGGTCAACCAGTTGATTCGTGACACGGCGGCTTACGGTGGGGGCGAGGCGGTGATGCGGAAGCTGATCCAGATCCCGGGCAACTTTGTGCCCGCTGTGGTGCGTCAGACCCAGCAAACCATGAATGAGACCGTCGCAGAGACCCGTGGAGGTTCGTTTGTGGACCAGGAATTGAACAAGCTGCAAGCCAAGATCCCGTTCCTCGGGGACAAATTCCCCGCCAAGCTCGATGCGTTCGGGCAAGCGGTGGAGCGTTACAACTACGGCGGAAACGGGTTCCTGAACGTGTGGCTTAACCCGTTCACAATCGCCGAAGCCAAGCGCAACCCGGCCGCGACCGAGATGATGCGGCTCTATGATGCCACCGGGAAAAAGGCTGTCGTGGCACCGATTCAGCAGCCGACGGTGCAGGTCAACGGTCAACCGTTGACACTCACGAACGAGCAGATCGTGCAAATGCAGAACTACACGGGGAAACTCGCCAGTGAATCGATGATCCGGCTGATGAGTAGCCCGCAGTTCGCGGCGCTGCCCGATGAATACAAAGCCAAGGTGATTACAGGGGTGCTCGAAGATATTCAGAGCGCCGCGAAGATCGAGTTGCTCGGGCAACAGCCGGTGAAGGTGGACCGCTACACAGGCAACGTGTCCCGCCCGGACGATGGCACGCTCTTTATGGTGCTCCTGGGTCGGTCCCGAGGGCTCGTGCCTAGGCGGTAATTCAACGATTCCAAATGGATCGGGAGAGCCCGGTCGGCGTCACGGCCTCGGTGAGTTTCACCGGGGCCTTTCGCTGTGGCCGTCACAGGTCCGCCGCGCTGATGGAGGGCAGTTCCCGGAGCCGGTACGCATACCACTTTTGCGTTGTCATGACGTCCGCGTGCCGGAGGAAATCCCGAACCGCCATGATATCCCCGTTGGTCAGCTTGAGGATGAGGCTTCCCGCGTATCGGCGCAGTTCATAGGACGTCTTGGAGCGGTCCTTGATCCAGCGACCGATCCAAGCGGAGTGCCGCCGGTCCACGATCTCGGCCCGCTCCGACTTGTGCCGGGCCGGGACGATGTGCCCGTCCGTGCTCAACGCCCGGAACTCCTCAAGCTCCGCCAGGGTATCGGCAGAGATAGGCACCCGGCCCTCATTGCCCTTGGGAGAGAAATCTTCCTCGGGCCGTTCGATGATCGCCATCACCGCGCCGCGTTCGGTGCGTTCGATCCAGTCCCACCGGGCCGCTTCGATCTCCACATTGCGCATGCCCAGCCTGGAGAACAGGAGGAACGCCACGTAACACGCGGGATCTTCCCGCTTGAGCTCCGGCGCCGCCGCCATGATCGAGCGAATCACGCCCTCATCCAAGGCCCGAGGCAACCGGCGGTCGGGTTGCTCCACCTGCGCCCCGAGGAAACTCTTCAGATCCGGGATCTTCAGCCCCGCATCCTCATAGTGGGGGAAAAATTTCTTCCCCAGCACACACTTCGCCTTCACCCAGTTCGACGCCAGGCTGTGCGCGCTGATCTGATCCTTGCGCTCCCGGACCCATTCCCGGACGAGCGACCCCGTCAGGACCGTGAGCCGTTGTTTGTCTGGATCCCCGCCCTTGACCGACACCACCGACCGCAACGCCGCCGCGTTCTCTCGCGGGGTCCGTGTGGGCCCGCCGTGTTTGGCGTAGATCTCGAGGAGTTGCCCCACCGTCCCGTATTCCGACCGGCTTTTAGACGCCGCATCCGCCTGATGATCCCCCGACAGGATATTGCGCACGATGACCTTGGCCCGGCTGGTGGCGATGGCCCGCACCGTGGTGCGCAGGCTGCGCAGGTAGGCCTTGCCCTTAAGCTTGAACCTCAGATAGTAACAAGACCGTTCCGGGGGATTGAATACCCGGTATGTGAGGCCCTCAACCGTGACCTGGAAACCATCCGCGTCCTCGGTTTCAGGCGTCACACTGTTCTTTGAGTCGGTTTCGAGAGAGTTCATTGTTTTAGCTGATACGCTTTTTGATACACCTTGCGTGTGTCACTTGATGTCCAAAGGCACCCTACAGCGCCCGACAAGGTGCGCAAGGGAAAGCGTATCAATCAGCGGATTCTACTCTGTAAACTGACCAAAAAGCAGGCGCTCACAGAGAAAATGCCGGTATAGCTCAGTTGGTAGAGCAGCTGATTTGTAATCCAAGCCCCCAACAGAGTAGAGATGGGCTTAGATACGCTTTATGATACGACTTGCGTTTTCAACCCCCGGGCGGTCCAACGCGGTTTGTGGGTCGGCGGTAATTAAGTCAAGCCGTGGACCGCCGGGCCGTTTTCGCGGGTTTTGGCGGTTTTCCGCCGTTTTGCTCCCGCTCCAGGAGCAGGCCGAGAGCGTTCAGGGCAGCCGCCGACGGCGCCCGCCCTTGCTCCCAGTTTTCGACCGTGCGCGGGGAGCAGTCGCAGAGCTCGCCGACGTCGCGAACGGAGAGCCCGAGCCGGGCCCGGATCGCCCGGAATCCGTCCGGGTAATCCATGACGGCGCCCGCATCGTCCAGGATGACCGGGAGGCCAAATCTTGAGGCGGGGTGGTAAAGGGTGACTTTCATTTTTGCGAGTCGAGAATGGTAAACGCCAGGCACCGCTCAAAATCGCCCAGCCATGAGACGTCAGTTTGTGCCGAGAGCGCCAGCCCGGGGAGGATGACGACGCCAAGCCAGGGTAATTCCGAAGGCATCTCCGGGGAGTGCGCCACGGACTCAGCGAGCACGCCAGCGCGGGCCATGGCGTCGCCCGTGTTGTGCAGGAGCTGCTCCAACTCTGGCCACACCTGAGCGGCGCCCTCCGAGGTCCACGCGAGGCCGGAGAACACTACGTCGGGTTGCGTGCCGCGATGGATGCTCCAGACGGCCCCGCCGGGGCCCTGGGTGATCCTCACCCGCCACGGGGCAAACCCCGGGATTGGCCCGCCGCCCGACTCGACGAGCGGGCGGCAGGCGGCCAGGACCTCGGGGCTGATGTCGTCCGCCCGTTGCCGGGTGGAGTGGTTTGTGTTGAGGGTTAAGTGAATCATTCCGCGGTCGTCCATTGGGTTTCGAAAACGTCCTCGTACGAGACGCCTTCCCCGCGCGCGTATTCCCTCGCAGTGTGCCCGGCCTCGAATGTCATTTTCTCCACCGACCATTGCGAGAGCGTGAAATCCGGGTGGTCTCGCCAGTTTGTAAACTGCTCGTTTGCGGCGGAAACTGCCGCCTCCAGAGTGTCGAATTCCCCGACGTCGTCGCTTTCTTGGTCAGTGCTGTGCATTCGCCGAAATTTCCGACGGAATATGAGTATGTATTTTGGGTTCATGTTTTGAGGTTTTTCGGATGCCGGAGCGGCTCCCTACTGCCCCCGGGAATCCCGGGAGCAGTGTGGGAACTGCTAGTCCTCGTTTGGGAGCATGATTGTGACGACCGGTTCGCCGGAATCTCCGGGGCCGATGTGGATGGCCAGAGTCACACGCCGAGGGCGAACGCCTCGGCCTTCGACCGGCACCCGGTAGAGTTCAAACAGGCGCCGCGGACTGTCACCCCGGGCCCGGCAGGCGAGCCGGGCCATGAAAACGACGTCCCAGAGGCGGCCGTCTTCGTCTTGGATTGTGTTTTTCCGGCTGTCTGTCTCCTCGGTCCATTCCACGCAGTCCGCCCAGACGGCGCGGGTGATGGCTACGGGGACGGTGAACCCGGCTTCCCTGGCCGGATCGCTTACGTCTACGAGCACGCCGTCCGCGATGGCCTGGGCGCGGCTGTAGCTGTGGAGTAGGTCGGCGTCGGAGAAAATCGGGGTGTGGTCAATTTGTGCGTTCATTTGGATTTGCGTTTTTTTGGGTTTGGTTTTGGTTTTGTGCATTCCCTCGGCGTTTCGCCTTGGGTTTGCGTCCCCCGGTTGGCCGTTCGAGCGGCTGGCCGGGGGTTTTTTGTTCCCCGGGGATCGAACCCGGGGCGGGTTGTTTATTCCTTGAACAGGGTGGCTGGGAGTTCCCAACCTTGGTCTCCGTCTGCGAATTCGATTTCCATCCGGGCTGCGTCTAACGCGACCACGCGGCCGTCGACGATGTTGCCGTCGTCGGTTACGTGTTTGACTGGGTCGCCGATGCGGAATGTCGTCTCGTCGCCGTGATAGTTTAGAGCGACTACTCCTGTGCGTTTGGTGGCGATGTGGGTGAGCAGCGCGTCGCGCTCGGTTTTGTCGAGGTCGTACAGCCAGTCGCCGAGGTTGTCGGTGATGTATTCGGCGGCCTGGTCATACTGTTCGTCGGTCCATTCGTGGCCGTCCGCCCACTCCTGGAGACCCTCTTTTGAGATCACCATGATTTCGCCGTCCTGGAGGTCAGAGGTTTGGAATGTCAGCCCCCATCCAGACTCGGGGCTCAGGGTTAGGCCTGTTTGGTTGGTGTTTGCGGAGGATTCGATGAGGTCGACGATTTTGGATTTGAGGGTGTTGCTCATGGTTTGCGTTTGGTTTTGGTTTTTTGTCGGTCGCTTTTGGCTAGTGTCTCCCGCCGGAGCGGAGAGGTTTTGCAAAGCGGACTTGCTATCGACAGGGCACACTCTACGCTCTGCGGCGTATGTTGCAATGAAAAAGATACGCTTTGCAGCGGAAAACCCGCGAATGCTGATTGGAGCTTGATTTGCGGGCGATGGTTTGCGCATTTAAAACCATGCGAGCGATCCGTTTTTGCGCTGTTTTGGTGGCGGTCTGCGCGGTTTTTGCGCTCGGGGTTGCGGTAGGTGGAGCAGGGCAGGGGCTCCAGAGGTACCAGATCGTGACGCTAACCGGGGATTTTGCGGGGGCGTTGCATCGGCTCGACCGCTGGACAGGAGAGACGTGGGTATCCATCCCGCCGCTGCATCCGGGGATGCGGTTTGAGTGGCGCCCATTGCCCGTGAGCACACAGCCGTTAGTCAACATGGGGCAGCCCGTAGCGGCGCAGCCTGTGCCGCAGTCGATCCCGCAGCCATCGGGAAACGTGCAGTTTTTGCCCT